GGCAGAGGCTTCCGATTCCCCGATACCATCCGACGCGATCGCGGTGATGACGTAGCGGTAAGTGTATTTCGCCGTGGTGAAACCGGCCGACGATACCGCTGGCGATGTCGGGGCGGTGATCGCTGCACCGAAGTTGATCGTGGTCAGGCGCCAGTCTGTTGCCCCCATCCGGCGCAGTTCGCGCGGCGCGTGATTCGGGTGCACCATCGTGAGAACGTCGGCCGACTGGACGTAGTGGATATCAAACACTTCATCCGCGGCATACGGTGTCGGGATCTCATACTCGCCACTTGCCGGCATCAAATACCACTTGCTCGCGGCGAGGTCGGTGGCGAACGTACCCGCAGTATGCGCCGTGGTGCAGTAGTACTTACTGCCGCCCTGCGTTACTACGGTGCCCACCGCATAGACCGTCGCCGTCACCCAGGCCGTACCGGCGGGAGACAGTAGCGTCGCGCCGTCGGTGTGAAAGCGGAGATACCCCGCACCGGCCTCGATCATCATGGTTTGCGTTGTCGAGTAGGTGAACGGGATCAAGCGCGACTTGGTGGCCGAAGTCTTTGTCGCACGGACAAACTCAAACCCTGGTCGATTCTCGGCCGGGCCTTGCGGCTTGATCAGGAAATTGCGGCAAGTAGATAGGCCGGTCTGGTATTTGACATCATCGATCCGGCCGAACATTTCCGGCGAGACTTCGCCACCGGCAAAGGCACGTTGTAGTGTTTTGACGTTGGCCATTATCGCCCCGCCATCCATGCCGGCGTATGCACCGGACGCACCTTGCGCTGGTTGGCGTCAGACTGTGCGGCCTGCGAGATATACGCCTGGGCCAGTCCGGCGCAGCGCTTGGCTTCTGCGGCCCCGGCGTCGCCTTTGAGGATCGGCCCGGCGAGCATGCTGGCCAGTTGCCACGACAGCGCCATGACGAAAAGGGGCGGGAATATTGTGGTGTCAGTGACCAGTGCGATGTACTTAATACTGGCGCCGGCTTCATCGGTCAGGATAACCGTCGCACCAGTGGCGTCGCTCTCGACATCAAACTCGGCACCCTCGTCATCGGACGATGCGCCGGCAGGTAATACAGATAAGAGTTTAAGCGCGTCAGCCGGCTTGCCATAGGCAAAGGCCCAGTCCCAGCTATCGGCGGTCAGCAAGGGCAGCGTTGCCCGACGGGTGGCGAAACGCCAGTGATAAATCTCAAGCAAGGCATCTCTCGCCATGGGATAGAAGCGGGCGCAGTACTCGGCCTGGGCCGAACCTTCCGGCGGATCAATACTCGCCACCGTGGCAGTATCGCCGAGGTGTGAAAGCGCCAGGTTGCAGATGTCGATTTCCGATGCCAATTTATTTTGCTCCTAAGAAAACAGGGGCACGCGGCCCCTGTCATTACTGCCTGATCGCGAAAACGGTTAAACCAAGTCCTTGCCGGTTTCGGCGACTTCCTTGGTTTTCTTGCTCTCGGCCTTTTGAGCCGGGGCAAACCACGACCCTTTGCTGCCTTCCGGCATGTCGAATTCCTCGCCGGGTTGGCGGATCTTGCGACCGTCGAACCCGACTTTATTGGCGACCACTCTCATACATCACCTATCAGGAAATCTTTGCGCTGTCAGGGTAGGCACGATTTGCCTGAACACCGACGACAACCTGGGCAGAGAACTTGCCGGTGGTCAGCGGGCCAGTCGCGACGGTGTAATTGACGCGAACATAGCGACGATGGACCGGCGGCATCGGGATCAGGATCTGATAACCCGCGACGAGCGTTGCCTTGCCGATGGCGACAGTTGACGCCACGTCAGCAAAGGCCGAGTTGTCAGCGGAGTCCTGAACGGCGAAGGTGACAGTTGCAGCACCGACGGCGGCGGCAACTTCGTCGACCGTGATCGCCATGGTGGTGTTTTGGTTCAGGCCCGAGTTCGGGTTGAGTTGGCCGAAGTCGATAACGTCAGTGGATGCTGCGGTTGCAGTCACCACTTGCTCGTTCGAGACTTGCAGAAGTTTGTCGATAATCATGGTTTCAATTCCTTATAAATAGGATTAACCAGGGGCCGAAGCCCCCGGCATCAATTAGACGACGCGAGCTTCGGTGCCGAGCAGTGCATCGGTACGACGAACCGGCACACCGTCAAAGCTGACGACTTTCTTGCCTGCCACTTCTTCCATGGTCAGGGTCGAAGCGGCGACCTTGTTGGTGATCTGGCGACGCAAGAAACTGCGCAGCTTGCGGTTCATGTAGAAACACGGACGGCCCATGCCGATGTTCGGGATCAGTTCAACGGCCTGGGTCAGCAGGTCGATCAAGTCAGCACCCGCGGATGCGTTCTTGGTCAGATCGGAAACGTCGACGTTGGCGATACGAACGACATAGCGCCAGTCGCGCAGGGTCAAACCGTTGTCCCACTTGTAATGGGTGCGATAGCCTTGATAACGGCCGCCAGCGGCGTCGGTCAGGGTATCTTCGCCGAGGTCGCGGGACTGAAGGCCAGCCGGCGAACCTTTGGGATAGATGCCGTGGCAGGTATTCGGACCCCAAACGATCAACCAGATCGAGGTGTTATCGGAACCGGTGCCCTGTGCGTCGATAATGTTCTGGCCGTTTTCAGCGGAAAGAAGGTTGTAACGCGGTGCCAGGCCCATGAATTTCTCAGGGTCAAGGCTGGAATCACCGTAGAACAAGGTGGTCGCCATGGTCTGATTCAGACCTTCGATGAAGGCGCGATCTTCGGACAGACGCCAAGCGGCAGAGTTGCCGTTCAGGTCAGCCAGTGCCTTATCGACTTCGGCATAGGTTTCCAGCATGCCGAGCGAATCCTTGACCGATACGGTGCGGGACTTCTCAGGCTGAACACCGTAGTTCAGCTTACGCCAGGTGCCTGCCGGCAAGCCGGAGCGGATCGTGGTCTTGTGTTCGGTGAAACCATTGGCCTCGATGAACGTCATGTCATCAAGAACTTCATTGGTTTCGTTAAGCATCTCGACGATGTTCGGGTCGATTTTGCCATCGGCGCCCATACGCGCGGCCAGGTCGGCCAGGGTCGGGTTGGTACTTGCAAGAGTTGCCATTTAATACTCCCTAAGGGTTCATGTTGCTTTTTGAATAAAGGTTTTGCGCGCTTGCCGTATTACCGGCGCCACGCGCGCCAGATACAAAACCATCCTCGCTAATCGCCTTGCCTGCGCGCACCATGAAGCGGATAACATCAGGGTGATTGCCCAGGCCCGACTGGTTCAGCAGATCTTTCAGTTCAGGCGAGCCAAACGCATCGAGTGCTTTCTTGGCAGAAGCCAGGGAGTCGGTCAGCTTGTCGCCACCGAATTCCTTGTCGGCCTTTGCCGCGTCCGCCCACTCGTTGCGGATCTCTTCCATGCGCGCCGCTTCCTTCTCGGCCATTGCCGGCGCCATCTTGTCGAGGATCTTTTGTGCCGACTCCTGCGGCATGCCTAGTTCTTTGGCCACTTCGGAAAACGCACCGATCGTTCGCGGGTCAAACTCGTACCCGTCCGGTGGTGTGAATTCGTATTTTTCAGGGGCCGCCGGGGCGGATTCCTTGGCGTCAGGTTTTGCGGCATCAGGTGTCGAGCCTGCTACTTGCTGCTCTTGTGCTGCGGTTTCCGTGGTCGCGGTTGCTTCCGTGGTCGTCGCGGCTTGCTGCTGGTCGGCGTCAGTGGTGTTTTGGCCTTCAGTCATCAGCGTTTCTTGGGTCATGGTTCCTTACTCTCTTTGAGCATTTCGGTGTAACGGTCGGCGCAGTGGGTTGTGATTTGTGCCATTAGCCTCAATCCCTCGTTTCGCATGCCCTCGTTAAAGGCCATGGTCAACGCATTGGTATTGAAGGAAATGCGCCACACCCCTGCACGTTCAAGCTGTCGGCACACGAAGCGGCGGCCGCGCTTGTTACTCATTAACCATTTCAGGTCGTCGATTTCGACCTGGTGCGCCAGCTTCGCCTTGTCGCTGTTGCCAGCGGTGGCGCGCTCTTGCGATTGAAGATCGAACGGGTCTGAATGGTTCATGTTGGCAATTTATGCGCGCCCGCCTGCGATACGCGCACCCCTTACCGCCGGAAGCGTCGCCGGGCGATCTGAATCCATGCCGTGACCGCAGCAGTGCCTGGCAGGTCGAATACCCACGCCCACCACTTGCCCGCGCTCTTGCCGCGATATTTGCCGAAGTAACTCACGACACATCGAGCAGTGTTAGCGTGCGCACGCCGCTTGTGTATGTAGCTCGAACGCGCACCTTAGTGCCGTCGTTGCTCATAAATTCCATGGTGCTACCCTCAAGGCCGGAAGCATCGCCGGTATTAACAGCCAGCAAAGCGCGCAGGGCATCACGCAGGGTTAGCGTGCCCTCTACAAGCCCGGTCATGGGGTCGCCGGCTGAACCGGCGCCGTTGAGCTTTTCGCCCATGGTGTTGGCCGCGTTATAGCTGGCGGCCTGCGACTGCCACACCTCTTGCGCAATGTCGAAAGCTGACGGCCTCGCGCCCGCATCCATCACCACAGAAGCCGAACCAATGCCCCTGGGTGTCCCGGTAAGCGAACCCTCACCGGTCAGATTTACCGCGGCGTGTGATCCCATGTGCCCGTTGAACGCGGTCGAGCCTTCCCCGGTCAGCGTGGCCGACAGAACACCAACCCCGTAGGCAGATGCCGCGAGCGATCCCTCTCCGACCATCCGAACCGCAATAAAGCTAGATGTCTTAAGGGTCGGGATAATCGCCCTATTGGCTTGCGTGTAGCCCCCCGGCACGGACTTGTATTGCCCGAACCGCTGCGCGTTTTCCCACAACTTAATGCGTTCGGCGTTGGCCAGTAGTGAGCCGGGGATACCCCCCATGCCGCCTGCGCGGCGCAGGCGGCCGAACCAAGTGCCGTTATTCAAAAGCATATTAGCCCCATGCGGTGCCGAACGAACCTGTTACCTGCTGGCCTGCGGTCGCCGCGCCGCCGATCTGGATGAACATGCCAAGGCAGGCGTCGTCGTAGATGCGCTCGCCCAATATCCATTCCAGCATATTTGGGACGTTCGCTGCCGCCAGCGGGATCTCTGCTATCGGGCGATGCAGGACAAAACACCCGACCCCCGTGGTCAAACCGGTGTTGATCGCATAACTGGCGATCTGCTGCACACCGGAGTCGCCCGTCGCCAGAGGCATGTAAGGACCGCCAACAGTGACAGCGGTATTGGTCTGCCCGTATAGGCACCCAATCGGCGCGGTTGTCGCCGGGGCATAGAGCGACGACGGAGCGGCCTGTGATGCGCCACCCTGATCGAGATAGGTCGGCGTGATCTGTCCGTTTCCTGCTGTACCTGCCGTGGTGACGATCAGCGAACACTCGACACCGTTGGCGTTTGTCATGCGCGTGTCGCCTGTGCCCGTCCACGTCGGGTGCGCAGACATGGTGCTTGGCGTGCCGGTCAGGGCGCAGCTTCGATAGAGGTGGATGATGTCGGTCAGCAGGATCATTGCCGGCGTAAGCGTTGCGCCGCCAGTTATCGCCAGTGCAGACAGAAGGTGCCGCAGGTCGGTTGCCACATCAGGGCCAATGGGGAGCGCGCCAGGGGTTGCCTTGTTACATGCTACCCCCGCGCCCGCCGTGCCGGTCAGCACCATCGAGCCACCAGTGCCTGCACCAGACAGCATTTCATGCCACCGACCAGCGGCAGAGGTTGCGCCTGTTACGACCGTCTTGTTCCAATTGACGCGCTTGAACTTGCCGGAAGTGCGCGAGGCAATAATCGAATCTACACCGGAAAAAGCCATGCTTATTGCTCCGCTATGACAACAGCACCCGGTGCATACTGCGGGTTGATGTTGAGGTTAATAATCAGTGAAGAAGCAAGCGCGCCCGTGGCAATCACCGTACCCGCACCAGATGGGTTTTCACCCAAGGCGGCGTGCGTCATGGTGATCGGAAAGGTTCCCGCCGTGGCTTGACCGTGTTGGAGCAAATTTTGGTTGGTCGATGATCCGACCGTCGAGGTTGTCCATTCCCCTGTGACGTTGTTACGCAGGCAGGCAATGCGCGAGTATCCGGTATAGGCAACCTCGTTTGTCGTTTGGTCGCCGCCAAGACCAACAGCCCCGGTGTGGCCTGACAGGTAGAGAATGGTCGAACCATCCCAACTTGGTGCTGCATTGCGCAACATCCAGTTGAGGAAGTCATTCGCCGACTGCGTGGTCTTTGATGCCATGGCTTATACCCCCTTAACTTTGGCCAGGTATGCGCGAACCTTGTCGGCTTCTTTCTCGATCTCTGCCAATCCATCCTCGGCGGCCTTACGGCGGCCTTCGGCTTCTGCCGCTTCGGCTTCTGCTTTCTGGACGGCCTGGCGCGCTGAAGTCACCGCCTGTTCGGCGGCCGCATCCGCTTCGGCCAGTACCGTTTTTGCCCGGTCTTTCGCTTCGCTTACTGTGCTGGCGGCTTCGCTGATAATCTCGTCGTGCTTGAGCTTGGCCCCGTCGATGATGCTTTGCGCTTCGATACTGGCCGCATTGATCTGCGTTACCAGCTTGGCCGCTTCGCCGTTGAGCTTTTCAACCCGCGCGGTCGCTTCCTGCTCGGCTTGTTCAACGCTGCCGACGCGATCCAATACCTCGACAACTTCGCCAAGTGCCGCGAACATGCGGTGCAGTTTCTTTACCTCGTCCGAGGCTTTAAGTGTCTTGTTCATTATTTCCCCTTCAGCAGCATGGTTACGGTCAGCGAGGTCGAGCCATCGCCAGCAGTGACAACCGGACGAATCCAGCGCACCAGTTCGATAACGGCCTCGATCTTGGCCGTGTTGATGTCAAGCGTGTTGCCTTGCGGGTCAGTCAGCGGCGCGTAGTTGGTGCCGTCGATACTGCCCTCAATACGCACGCTGCCGCCTGCGCCGAAGGTGCCAAAGACTTGCACCGAGCGATCCGCGAAGTTAGCCAGTTCAATCGGCTGGCCATCGTCGCTGTTCTGCATGTTCGCCCAGGTCGCGATCACACAGGTGTGATGCAGCGAGTCGGGCACTTGTTTGGTATGTTCGATCATTGATTGCTCCTTTTAGGTGTATCCCGAGAACTGACGGGTAATATCGGTTAGCGCGTTTTGTCCTGATGTATCCGCCCCGCCCAGCTTCTGTGCGGTATCGGCCGCCTGCGCCATCTGTTCGGCCTGCGCTGCCTGCGCCTGCGCATCTGCACGTTGCTGGCGGATCAGTGCGACCTGTTCGCCAGGCACGATCAGTTCTGGATCAATGCCGAGCATGTCGGCGTAGGCATCTGCCCAGCGGTCGGCGTCGAGCTTGTCGAGGACTTCCGGCTTGAGTTGTGCAACGGCGCCCAGATTGCCGACGAAGCGATCCACCGAATTAGTGGCGATCGCCCGCTGCGCCTGGGCCAGCATCGAAACGAATTCAACATTCAATTCCATGCCCTGCATCTCTTGCGGGGCGGGCGGCACAATGCCGGCCTCAACCATCTTGCCAAAGGTCATTTCGATCAGCGGGTCGAGGATTTCATTGTGCAGACGTTCAAGCACCGGGCCGAGCATGAGCAATTTTTCCTCATGCCGCTCGGCGACTTCCGTCGCGGTCATTGTGGTGTTCGTGCCGTTGGCCAGCATCAGGAACAGATCCGCGTAGAACGAACTTTTGATCCGCTCGCGCACGTCCTGTATGTCGGCCAGCAAATGACTCAGGTCGATATTGACCTCGAAGGCCGAGCGGATCCCGCCTTGCGGTGAGGCCGAATCGACGAAGGTCACGCCACCTGGCAGCATATCCACGTCGCGCGCCTTGAGACTGGTCGGTGCTTGTAGCGGTGGCTTGGTCTTGTAGTCTATGCCCTGCGCCTTGCGTAGCTGTTCATGCTGCAACTGCTTGATGTCGCCGAGCGCTTCCATGCCCGGGCTGTTGCCATAGACATCGCCGCTGGTTGTCATCCAGCGCGGGCACAGTGCGGGGAATTCCTTAAACCCTGACTCGCGCAGGTATTTGCTATCCGTGCCGCCTGGCTCCATGTAGCACGACATAAACGGCATGTTCATGCTGTCGCGCTTGGTGGTGTCGCGCTCCTTGCGCGGCTCGATGGCATGGATCACCGGCACCCATTGCTCGAGCGCGTTGCGGTCGTAAAGACCCTGTACCCTTGCACTGCAATTCTTGTGTCCAAACTCGCCGACCATCTGGCCGACCGTCATCTGGAATTCGCGGAATACTGTATTGACCTTGCCACGGTGATCGGTGGTCAGTGCGTACTCGCCGACGGTCAGCGTGTTGTGGTGGATGATGCCGTCGAAGTCAGGCACCACGATGCTGGTAGCCGTGCCGAAAGCACCTAGTTCCTCATACATGGTATGCAGCGCGCGGTAGGTGTTCGACTTGGCAAAGACCATCTGCATCAACCGCGTGACATCAGCCAGCCAGGCTTTAACCGCGGCGGACTCGTCAAGCTGCGGGTCGGATGTCGTCAGGCGAAACCACGGCCGAGCCGGGGAAGTCATACCCGCCATCATGCCGGCAGCCAGCACACGCAGCGCGCGCGTGCCGGTTGAGTCATAGATTGCGTTGTGCTTCTTGTCGCCCTTGTTGCGATCCGATACCAGGAAGCGACCAGAGCGCGGCAGTAAATGCTCGCTGATCTCCCGCCAGTGCGAATCCCAGCTTGTGCGCTCGTTCTTCAGTGCGCCCCAGCGTTGTGTCAGTTTGTCCCGCTTACTTAGTTCAGCCATCGGTCACATCCCGAGCAAAGTGTTTTTGTTCATTTTCTGATCCTCGTCCTCGGTGCTTGTGATCAACGTCGAGCCACCGGAGAAGCCTTGCCGCTTCTGCTTGTTGGCGTTGAATTTCTTGGCCTTGTCCTGCACCATCGCGTCCTCGGAAACAGCCTGCGTGCTAGTGCCGCCGAGATCCTCGTAACTGTTGGCCGGCTTCTGGTTGCCACCCATCAGGTTCCCAAGAAACGAATTGACCGCGGCCTGCGATTTCTGCTCGGTGTATTCCTTGAGATACCCGCCAACCGGATCGACGACCTTTGTCACCTTGTTGACCGCGTTATTGACCGTGTTAAATATCTTCTTAGCGCCGCCCACGTCACAGCCCCTTGATGAAGGCAACGTCAGCCGGCAGATAGCCGCGGCGTTGAAGCGAATCGACCAGCGGCGTGCCGGCTCGGGTTTGCCAGAGCATGAAATGCGCACCGAGTTGCTTGGCGATATGCTCTGTTTGCAGGATCAACCGCCCGCCGATTGAGGTCTGACGGTGTGACTTGCGCACGAACAGCGCGTCGGACTGGCAGACAATTACATCTGGATTGAAGATGTGCCCGCCGATCATCGCGGTGGAATAGCCGACCATGTCGTCGCCATCGAATGCGCCCAGGGCGATTAGCTGCCTGTTCGCCTGCATGGCCGAGTAGGTCGCAACATCCGGCGAGATCTCGAAGTCGAAACCAGTTTCGTCCCAGTTCTCGCGAATCATCGGGATGATCTTATCGACTACGTTGGCGACGACAATCGGCTTGATCATCACTGCCCCAGCAACGTGCTGCGACCAGTTTTGAGCTTGTCCTTATCGACACCCTGCGCCCCGGTCAGCATGGTGCCGGAAACGCCGGCCTTGCCCGACATCATCGCGGCCGACATCATCGCGCCGGTATCCGGCGACTTCATGTTCGCCTGGTTGTTCGCCTCGTCGGCGGCCTGCTCTTGTTGCATCGCCGCTTTGCGCGCATCGTTTTGCGCAGACTCTTGCTGGGCTAGTGCTTTCTTTGCGTTCTTGCTTGATTGATTTGCGCTATACACCGAACCAACCACACCGATTACCGCGGCAGCGACCATCGCATAACTCATTTCGTTACCCTTTCAGCGAGCAATGCACGGCGCGAACTAAGGCCAGCATTCTCGTCAGTCATTTCGTTTTCGAGGTCTGCCAGGTCAGTCATGGCAGTGTGGTGCAACGTTGTCCACCAGGTATCCGCATGCGCAACACCGACGCGCTTGGCGCCAGCATTCGCCGGGATAACGTGGTATCCGGTCAGGCGTTGCGGGCCGTCGTCCGTGGTCACGGTGATGTCGCCGCAAATAACGCAGATGTTGTCGCAGTTGGTTAGCGCACCGGTCAGCACAGTGCCGGCCGGGATCCGTATTGTCCTGGCGTACATGCCGCCATGCACCATATGCGTCGTCCCGAGATCGACCTGCGGCAGCGTAATCAGATGCGATTCAAGCTCGCGCACAGCCTCGACGGACGGCATGCCGCCCAGCAAAGCGATGGTCTGGTCACTGCTCGGGATAATGGTCTGTTCCATGCGGGCAATTTATGCGCAGCATGGACTGATACGCGCACCCTATGCGTAGGGATCGTGTTCCCGTCGTTCGGTCTTTACTCGATAGGCATCGAGCGGTGATCGCTTCGCCACATGCGAGGCAAAGGTTAGGCAAAGCGCGTCGGCCATGTCCGGAGAGGCGCCGCCTTGTAAGCGCTTCTTGATCTCGTCTTTTGATTCGAGCATGCGCCGGCCTTGCGTGTCGTACTTGAACGAGGGGGTAGCCAGTTCCTGTTTCAGCCCCGAGTCGTTCGGGATGCCGCCGCCTTGGTGCAGCCAGTCGCGCATCTCAAAC